GAATTCTTTCTTTTAAATTTTGAGAGCGGATTTTTCCGCCCTCAAATTATTCTACATATTTTATCTAGTCATCATATTTCCCAAACGGAAGCCAATTTCATAATTATCATATGAAGTTAATTTTACATCGCTAATTGCACGAATATTACTGAATATCTGTAACCCCAGCTCATTAAGAGTATTCGCAAAACACCGAGATTTTTCAGAAGTATTACAACGGTTATATAAATTTAATACTTCATGCAAAGCAATCAGCTTGCCTTCTAAATCCTTTATCTTCTTCTGCAGCTCTATATTCATAGGCGCATTAACAAGCATGGGTCTTTGTGGCTCACACGACGATTTCACCGGGAACAATTCAGCAGGTGTAAATTTTCGATTTCTCGCTTCGTATATCTTTCTAACTCCACTTTCGGTAAGTACTATTAAGGCAGCGATTGTAGACTTGATTTTATTCTCTCTGCGGTACTCGAATAAGTCATGTCCACGCAAGAAGTAAAAATCTACATTCTCTGTCATAAACCACGGTCTACGAATATAATTTTGAATCGACGACGCATCAACATTTAAAATCATAGCTACGTCTAACTTAGTTAACACCGGTACGCCTTTCCAATATTTTAACGTAGGCTTATAAGGTTCTTCAATAAGTGTTTGCTGCAAAGGCTTTTTGCCTAGCTGTGCTTCCATTTCGTGAAAACGGTTGATATAAGATGCGGTAAACGACGATCCTTTGCGACCGGTTTGCTTATGAGCTAAAAACTCACAGCCTTTCTTAGTTATTTGATAGATTTTATAACGTCTGCCAGTACCAGCTTTATAAGATGTTTCTTTGAAAAAATCATCAGAACCCAATTTTGGGTTTTGACCTAAATAGCTAATATAAGTATCAATATCTCTCAATAAATGGTCATGTCTTTTGTTAAGCATTACTGCTACTTCACGGCTGTCTAAACTTAAACTTTTGATGTTATTCATATATCCTTGCTCCTATTCATTCCCACAGGAGTATGATATAATAAATTTATCAACTCTTGTGGTTGGTATTGAAACAGTCCCTTTGTGCTTGGTCGTGCTGGGGGCTGTTTCTTATTTTTTTTCTGAACCCAAAACTATTTCAATCCCTTTACGAATGACTTCAACTCTTGTTTGATTATGCGTTTTTGCATATTCTAATAGTCTGTCATTCATTTCAGATGTTATTCTTACTGTAACATCAATATTCTTAGGATTATCTAGTTTTGGCCTTCCTATCCTAGGGCTCACATCATTTCACCTCACTTTATGAACCTCGCTAATTAAATTATAATTTTTGAGTTTCAAAAAGTCAAGTGTTATTTTCAATAATTTATAAATGTGATATAATTGTGAAAAATGTAGTAATATCATTTGTAGGAGGCACTATGAAAATTCTTTTTATATTTATATATTTATTGATGTTTCCGTTAAGTGTACTCGCATATCAAAATGAACCAACTGGTTTTAGAGGATTAGAATGGGGAGATACTCTAGAGGAGATATCAAATAAACAGCCAACTTACTTTTTTGTCGAATTTAATAGACCTAAAGAAAATATAGTCAATTATGATGTTTACATTGATGATAATAAATTAAGCGATGTTACATTCGTTAACCCAGTATCAATGTTTTTCTATAACGGAAGATTAAGTAGTATTCTCATAGAATTTAATCACAACGAATATTATCAAGATGTTCTTGATAAATACAAGGACTTATCCCCTAAACTATTATCATTTTTTGGTACTCCACAAACTTCTACAGAAAAAAATGATAATTTAATGTCTTATAGAGTTTTTCAAGTATGGGCTGGTAATATAACCACAATCGCCTTAGATTTGGAAATAGGACGACAATTTACTCAAGAAAAATATAATGGTAATTTATATCTAAACTTATTTTCTACTGCCATAAATAAAGAAATAACTGCCTCGGATGCTGAAAGGTTAGCACAAACAGCTAAAAAAGGTTGGTAATTATTCACTTATAAGATCTTGTCTATGTTTCATAGTATTAAGGAGGTGCTTTATATGAAAAAATTAACTGTTCTATTTTTAGTTTTTACATTAGCTTTGGCTACTACTGCTTTTGCACATCCCGGCCGCACTGATTCTAACGGAGGACATTGGGATAGAAGTACAGGAACTTACCACAGGCATTAATTTATTTATTGCCTGCTTTTATAAGAAAGAAGGAGAATCATGAAAGATAAAATTTCAGAGGTTTTGCACTCAAAATCTAAAATATTAATTTTATTTTTAACTTTAATTGTTATATTAGAGATCTATCAAATAGGGATATTAAAATCACAAATTAACAATTTACAATGGCATTGTGCAAATCTAGAATCCAAAATAGATACTATTAATGAAAACAATGATACTTTACGAGTAGATTCTATCGAGGACAGAATAGATACTGTTGAATCTAAAATCAATGATATTGAAGTTAGGGAAACTGATTTAGAACACCGAATAGAAGAATCAGAAACTGAAAGATTGAATAACTCTATTTCTATCAACGAATTAGAATACAGGATAAAAAAATTGGAATTTAATATTTCTATGTTAAATTTACAAATGTATTAAAAGGAGTGCTTAGGTTTTGAAAAAAGTATTATTTATTATGTTCACAATATTATTTATATCTTCCAATTGCTTCGCTGAAAAACAAGAATGGCATGATAAAAACTTTGATTTTAAGAAAGCCAGTAAAGTTTTGATAGAATTTTATTTTTTACCTCCAAGAAATGGAATTTCAGAAAATGAAACCGAAGATATATTTTTTGAAAAAATGTCAGATATTTATAAAGACTTAAAACAGCAAAATTATAAATTTTATGTTGCTTATAATATAGCTGATATGATAAAAGAAAAACACAATATTGATATCATCGAACTATATAAAACAAACCCAAGTAATGCAGATGAATTATATCGTTCTTTTGTGAAGGATAACATGGATTTAGTTATTAGAACTGAAGTTATGGCCTATGATATTGGTTCTCAATACTATGAAGGATATTATTTAACCCTTCCTTCTGTTGATACATCTTTTGTCACTACACCATATGGTAGCGGTACTGTTACAACATATGGAACTAAACAACAATATATCAGAGGTGGTAATGTGCCAGTTTCTTATTGCTCCGTACGATTTACAAATTACGAAATGAAAACTGGCAATGCAGTCTGGTCTCTCATTGATGATAGAGCCAAAGCTAATCAAACAATATTCGATAACACCAAACCCAAAGATCTATATAAAAGAATTATTAGCAATTTCGTTAATAAATTAAAAGAAAAACTTGATAGAACCCAAACATAAAATTTAAGACAATCTAAAGTAAAACCCCCCTCGAATTCGAGGGGGGTTTCTTTTATTCATCACGTTCTCTTTTGGGTCTGCGTCGGAACAGATCCTCGGTTCTCGGTGTCATATCACCGTATAAAATATCCCAAGCATTAAAGAACCATTTGCTAAGTTGGCTCGGCAACCCTTTATAGAGAAGAGCTAAATTAACAACCGGCTCAACAATCTCTTCGTTTTCTTTTTCACCTCTAACCACTTCACCAATAGTCGAAGTAGAAGTAAATACTGTATTCAACGAAGACTCTATCGGAGAGATGCGATATGGGAAAGTCTGCATATCAAACATTCTCCTTACTCCAAAATTTACTCCCTGCCCTATTGGCCCTCCTAATGTAAACGGATAAGAAAACAGTTCTGACAGGAAATCATTGTAATCGTCATCGTCTTCATCAACAAATGGATTTTCTCCAGCAAGAAGAAGTGAAAACAACGTAAATGTAACCCATTTCCCAAAGACAAAACTAGTTATTTCTTTCGCCATCTTTTTATATGCCTTGTCTGAAAAGTTTATTTCCTGACGTTTAAATGTGGCATACCATTGGTTGAATTGTGTGTTGAAAAAAGTTTGAAACATGAAAAATATTTTTGTAGCTCCTTTAGTTCTTACCATAGAAGAAACATCTGTCGCTCTTGTAGAACCCATTGTTTTTCTAATAATGCTATCCGCATAGTCTATGGCTTCCTGTTGAGTTTTTCCTCTATTCATCTGTCGTGTATATGCGCCGTACCATATTGGCATTGCTGTCAAACCATCTGTAAATGCCATTGACATATTAGACCATTCCAATACTTTTTTTGTCATGCCATCCAATTTATTGTTTTCCATCAGCTCCCTTGTTGTAAAATCAGTGCCTTTGAATCTTTCAGCCATCATTGGCGACAGTTCCTGTACAGTCTTCCACATTTCTCTTGCTGCTCGTGGCGAGTTGCAGCCTAACATAATTCCATTAGTAATAAAGTCCTGTAACGCCTCTATATGGCCATATCCTTCAACCGTGTTACCATAAAGCGCTATATTAGCAAGATTCTGCGTATTTATCTTAAGGCTCATACCAATCATATAAGGAATAACCTTACCACGCAGTTTATCTGCTACATCTCCTATAAATGTTTCAGCTGCCGAAGTATTATACATACCTTCAGGCCTAGCAGTCACATCTATTTGCTCTTTTAGTGCTTTAAAAGTTGCTGTGCCCAGCTTAGCTCTCATAAGACCTGTTATATCTTTATCATTAAATATACGGTTAGCACCCTGAATAACTTTTCTAAAATGCAAGTCATGGATGGACGCATTAATCTCTCTTATCCCTGCATCCAATGTAAGATCAACAGGGTATTTTGCTCCTACTGTTCTTGCTTTCATGCTTCCGGTATTAGTATGCATACCATATTTTAACTGAGGTTCATTTGTTTCAGTAAACGGCGTATTGCCTGCTGGAGTACTTCCTCCCCTTATATCTCTAACGAGCGGGAAATATCCTCCTCTAAATATCACAATATTACCGTCTGCAAGAATAAGTTCCCTAGGTGTCGCTTCCTGTTTTTTAGGAGTAAAGCCTTTAGTCTGTCGTTCATTCTCCGCTTTTTCCGACCATTTATATTCTGCGATATTTATTAACTCTTGTGCCATAACTACATCCTGGCTTGTTAAGTTATTGCTAAGAAATCTAAGAATATTTTCTGCAGTAGTTTTCCTTGCAACTTCATCAGATACAGTCTCAGACGCCCTTACCCATAATGGCGAATTTTCAAGCCCAATCGGTGGAGTATCACACAATCTCCTAAAACTCTCCTGAGTCCCTGAATACACAAGCATTTTGACAAGATTCGTTCTGTCAATCTTTAATGGTTCACCATCTATATCTGTGCCTAATTCTGAATAACTTACCTTTGCATAGACATCACCAACAGCTTCTTTCCAACGTTTAGACGCAATTTCAAACTTATTTGCTAAATAAGCCAAGTCAACGCTTTCAAGGTCAAGCTTATGCTTTAGCGGAAGATAAAGCATATTGTAAAAGAATCCTTGCTTCCCTTTGTCGAGAATTTCATATATGCTGTCGGATGTTAACCCTTGAGCTATTCCTTTTTCAATCAGGTTTACTTTTGCGTTTTCTCCTGGAACAAGCTTTTCAGTTGTTTTCAGTTTTTGAAGGTGCAATAACGTTTCTTCCTTGAATTCATTAAAATCCTTTTTAGTTTCTAATAGGCCTACGCCTTTTTCCTGTTTTGCCAGAGCCCGGATATTTTTTATAGCGTCAACCACATCAAAGTATTGATTGCGCGTTAATGCAGTAGGATTAGAAATGTCAACAGTTTCATCGAATAGCCACTCAGCAATATCAGCGTTTCCTAAAAACTTATTCATAGCATTAACGTATTGTTCAAGCGTCATTTTTTTATTAGCCGGATCGTATCCTTTTAACTTTATACCCATTCTTGCAAACAATGCTCCTGCTTGAGACAGATGGTCATCATTAACCCAAGTTTCTTTTTTTGCGTTCTTAGCCCTTTTTAAAGCTCTTCCCGCCTTATCTACAGCAAGTCTAGTTTTCATACTTTCCATAACTAGAGCATGGTTTAATGCCTGTAAACGTTTCTGAGTTAAGGCTGTTTCCATATCTCCATCTCTTACAGCAACAGCAGCTTTAGCTGCGGCGTTACGCTCTGCAACAATAAATTTTTGCACTCTTACTGAATCTTTTATTGACATATTATCAATCATTTCAACTGCAGCATTAATAGCTTGTTGCCTACGTGCTTTAGCTAGTTTCATTTTAGTTTCTGTGCTACGCTGTTTGGCGAGAATGCCAGCCGCAGCATCTTCGATGATTTGCTGTTCAACCCCTAGAACCAATCCACTTTCATCACTATAGAAAGCTTCCTTAGTCGCAAGTTCAGCTACCTGTCTTTCAAACACTATGTCAGGGTACTTCTCATTAACAACTTTATCAACAGCATTTTTTATAGCCTGTGCTTCCGTAGGATTTACAAGAACAGATTTTGCAAAGTCTTCTCCACTAGCATATTCATTTTGCTCTGCCACTGCAGAAAACAATAACATATATTCCTGTTCTTTATCGGTCAGTACTTCTTCGGAGTTCTTTGCTCTACCAATTAGCTCTTGATATTTTCGCGCAGCTGTAGCAGCACTTTTTTCTCCTAATGTTTCGATCATTTGTCTTTCCGCTAAATAAAGTTTTTGACCTTGAACATTTTCTTTAATCGAAGGAGTAACTTTATCTCTGTATGCCTTTATTTCCGCACTACGTTCTTTAGTAAAATTTTTAAGGCTCTCTTTCGTCAAGCTTTCAACAGCTTTGTCATAGGCATTTTCTATTGTTTTAGCAAGTTGTATTTTAGACTTCTCGGAAAGGGCATCTATAATAGTAGCAGGAAGCTTGGCAAAATATCCGTCTAGCTTTTGTTGCTCTATGATAGCCTCCTCACTTGCAAGCGCTCTGTCAAATACTGCTCTTACCTCCGGAGTAATCTCCTTTGCATATTCTTTATTAGCATCAACAAAATCTTTGATCGATTTATAAATACCAAGCAGCCACTTTTTCCAGTTTGCAAATATCCGTCGCAAGTCTTTACTTGGTGCAATACCCAACATAAAATACTGTTCCGCCCCAGTTGCCCAACGTTCATAAATTGCTGTTTTGCGGTCAAACTGCTCTTTGGTAAGATCACCATCATATTTATCAAGTTCAGCCCATTCTTCTTCACTGCTTTCTGCATATTCAAGGAGTGTCTGCCTATCTTTACGCATCTGTTCTGTTGCGGTAGGAAGCTTACTGCGCCTCATAATATTCACTGACAAATAGTGTCCCAACGCCTCGTGAATAACAGTACTAGCATTGGCCCCTTCAAACAGGCTGATAATTGCTTTGCCTTCTTCGTCCCAGGTGATAGCGCCTTTAATTTTCCCTTCGGTCTGGTAGTATCCCTGCATTTCTTCTCGTCTCTTGCGGAGTGCATTTTCATCTGGTATACTATTATTAAGAAGACTGCCAAGGTTGTTGCCTTTGCTAGCGGAATCGCTGCTAGGAGATTGTAACAACTTGTCAGTCTTAACAAAACCGCTATCTGTTGAAAACGGCATGAGCCATTCGGGCTTCTCGTTTTCAATCAGTTTAGCGGTTTTTTCTTTATTGATGTATCTTAATTTTCCGTTTTCAATTTGCTTAGCAAACCATTCATAGCGTGGTTCGCCTGTCTTATTGTCAGTCTTACCATATGCGCTTATAATTTCGTTCATAACATACTTATTGCTTTTATTATCTACTTCGAGTTCGAAAGGCACTACAATAGTTGCTCCATTTTTAGATTTTAAATCCAGAGCAACTATTTTTCTTTTTGCACCATTCTTACCATCATAGGTATCAAATATCATTAAGGGATCAGTTAATGCCCTAGGTATCTGCTTCATTATATCAGCAGACATATCACTTTTATGTTTTCCATTTAAAACCTTATCAAGATTTTCAACAGACATATCTACCGGCAATATTTTAGCACCAGCAACTTCTAACGCAAGAGGTGTCTGCATTACTCTAATAGTTTTATCTACCAATTTTCCTGATATAAACTTATCAATATTAGCAGCGAAGTTATTTTCATCCTCAAGCAATTTTTCGTTAGCGCTTTTAGTTTGCATATATCGGCCCTTAGGCGTACTGACAAAACGCTTGAAGCTTACAGGGTTATCCCTAAAATACTGCATAGGGTCATCAGGATATTGAGTTCTTGCGGCACTTTCCAACAACACCATCGCTTGTAATGCTTCTTGTTTTGTTGCCCCAATCTGTCGAAGTTCGTTTACCTTTTCGGTTTTCCAATTTTCAAATTCATCTAAATTATATTTTGCTTTCTGATATTCCTTAGCTATCTCTTTTTGCAGACGCTCATTATTCACTGAATAACCATCATCTTCAAATGTTATACCATCTTTGACAGCATTCATAAAATCTGCATTCTTTGCTACCATTGCTTCAAAGTTTCCTACTAAAATATCTATGGTCTGTCCCGACTTTGCTGCTTGGACAATATCTTCTTGTTCTAATCCAAGCGTTTCTGCGACATTATTAATATTTTGTGTCTGAGCATACTGATACAAAGTCTCGCCGTCCACCTGAACAAATTCGCCTTGCAAATTGGCATTTACTACAGACGCTGCATAAGCAGGCTCCGCTCCGCTTTTTTTTATTCGCTCGGCGCCTTCTTCAATCATACTAAGTTGCTCTCTATGTATTTCTTTATCAATACGTTTATTAGTACGATCACTAAAAACTTTCAATCCACCAAAACCAACACCAAATACACCACCAACTAGACCAGAGTAAATAGCATCTTTAGACATTTCGGGGAAAGCTTTAATTATTTTATCAGTAAGTTCCCCAATTCTGGCATTTGGATTCTTCGCTATAATATCGCTTACTCCTTCGGGGAACTCCTGCAACGCTTCTGTAAACCCTTCCTCTACGCCGCGTTTAATTATCTCGGTAAATTTTTGAATGTACCCTTTTCCGCCAGGAACTTTAGCAAGGATTTTTTCCATACCTGTTTTTTCTAATATGCCTTGAACTACAACATTTGTAATTAAAGGCAATTTCATATCTTCAAATTTTACGCCTTCTGCATTTAACCGTTCATACTGACTACCAGCTATTTGTGATCCCATAAAGGTTGTAGCTACAACAGGTGCACCAGCTAACGCAAGACCAAATTGAGCAATAGTTGATGGTGCAGCTTCCGCCACAACAAGTCCAAACTGCCCAAGCGCAGTATCACCTTTAACAGGCGTTCTTTGTAACAAAGGAGATTTTGCAACTTCTTCTAAAGACACAGCTTTCTCTCTACCAGTACTGCCAAGTACATTTCCTGCAGTATATAACGCTCTGAATGCTAACGGCATATTAATTCCTAAGGTTTGTTCGTCTTGTGCTGCACTCTCATTAAATTTCCCTAGTGCAATTCCATAATTAGCAATATTTCGCGCTGCCCCTTTAACACCATTCCATAATGAGGTAGCCGTTTTCCATTCCTCGGAATACTTTGTATCGTCTTGCAAAAAAGCATAGTTATAGTCATCTTTTGTACGGACATACTCACCAACATCATTGCGTTGATAAATATTGAGATTTACTCTATTTTTTATTTCTGATGTGACCCTATTTAACTCTTCTTCATTAAATGGCATCTTATTCACCTACTATCTCTTTTAATTCATCAGGATCAACTACTTTTATCTCTCCATTTTTCATAACAACTCTGAAATAATAATCATCAGCCTGCTGAATCTCTTTAATCCCTGCCATCGCCAAAGTCGCAGGCGCATAGTTAACTTCAGTACGCCAACCTAACCACGAATCTTTATCAACAATACTGCCTAGTGGCTGTTTAACCATAAACTCTTTCCCCTTTTCTATTATTTCATATGGCGCCGGCTCACGTCCTCTCCGTTCTGTTTCCTCGGTAATCCAGCTTTGTAATAGCATCTCTACACCTGTCCACATAGATTTTTTTGCCTTTGAATTTTCCTTGCCTACAATGCCGTCTTTAATATAGTTGTTTAAATCATGCTTATAAATTCCTTTGTTATTTTTATATTTAGAGTATTCCTCCTGCATGATATATTTTTGATCTGCCGATAAATGCAATTCATTGCATGTCTGCATTAAAGATTCGTAATCAGGAAATGTTCCTGCTGCAAGTCTAGATTTTAAAATACTCATTTCGACATCACTTGCTTTTCTATCATTAGAATCATAAAAATAATCCGCTGCGGTTATCATTTTCTTTCCAGCTTCAACATTTGCGCCAGCAGTGGTTTTTACCCATTCAATTACCGATTCATAAGGCACACCTTGTTGATGCATAGTATAGATTTTTTCATTAACGTTTTTATAGAATAAATCATTCTGCGCTTTGATCCGATTCTCACTATCGGCTTTCATATTTTTATACGTTTTAAATATCGATTCTCTATCCTCAAAGGATATTATTCTCCTACTGTTGTCACCGTCTTTGTAGTCAGTAAAGTCTAAATCTAAATGCCCTGCCGTAGATTTTGCAGAAGGGTTACTATATTCATCAATTACGTGAATTCCTTTGCTTTCAGCATACTGTATAAATTTAGCTCGATTTTCGGGATTCTCCAACCAATCACTTGCAACATCGACTTTCCATCCTCCACCGTGGCTACGCTCGCCTTGAACATGTAAATTTCCACTGTCGGTGCCACTTGTTACTAATAAAGGTTCACCAGTTATTTTTTTGTAATATTCCCCTAAATCAGCAATACCATTACGAGTTACATATTGTGTTCCTTCTAGAGAAACTCCATTCTTTTTGATCCACGTAGATCCCTCTGCTGACCACATAACATCAGCAGAAGATTTCCCCATATTATCAATAAATGCCCTGGCACCTTCTTCATCGCTGCCAAACTGTTCAAGAAGCTGCTTCGCCATTATATAGTTGTCTTCGAGTTGCTCTTTCTGATTAATTATATAATTGAAAGAATTACGCTGATCAGGTGTCAAAACATCATTAAAATATCGCACAAGTCTTTTGCTTTCTGTGTAGTCCTGGTTAACTATAGCCTGTTTAATTACTGCTGTACCCAGTCTACCAAGCGCTTTGTTAGTTTCCAATTCAACACGTTCTTCACCATATGTTCCAAATATATCTTCAACACTAAAGATTGTTTTGTTAACAGCATCTTTCAACGCTTGAGGATCATTTGGATTTTGCATTAGCGTTGTCGTAATCTGATTTTGATTGTTTTCATAAGTAGTATTCTGCCAGGCTTCAAACTGCTGCGCTCTGTATTGCCCCAAAACCCTGCGATTAGCATTATCAGTTTGCTGGGTGCTGTAATCAAATAACATAGCACCTTTGCCGTACTTTACGCTTTGAGGACTTTGAGCCATAAGTTCGCTGCGGATCTTTCTTTCACCAGCTTCATACTCACCGACAATGTCAAGAGCGCCTTTTTCTTTTTTCTGCATCAACTGCATTCTTAAATCGTTAGTACGTTTTACATACTCATTATTAGCCTGCAGAACGTCGGTTCTTATGATCTGCTCTCTTACCTGCTCAACACCGGTCTGAATAATTCTACCGGTCTGGGATGATTCTCTTGCAACAGCCTGCTGCCCACTGTTATCATAGCGGACATTAGATACTTTACTTGCCGGCGCTCCTAACTGCGCACCTACTTGGAAAATGTCGATTGCCATATTCTAGCCTCCTTTTGGGTATAGAAAAAGCGCTTTAACAAATTGTTAAGCGCTTAAAGGTGTGTTATAATGTTGTCCGAGATAGTTTAACTATGTTGGCTTATCAGTCCGTAACTGATTGGTGGTGATCCTATGAGCATATATCAAGCATTATCCCTAATGATAGCGTTTGGTATTCTCGTGGCTACCATTATTCTTGCCGTAAAATAGCAAGAAAATAAGCCCAACGTAAGGTCGCGGGCTCGTTTTCAATCACATTCTTGTTACGAGATGAGCTAACGCTACCACACGTTAAACTATCTCTTTTCACATTTTACAATTATGAGGGAGAGCCAGCGTGCGACCACTGACTATCTCTTTTCGTTTATTATATAATACATTTCGTACTAATGCAAGTACAGTCCGTATTACTTAACTATGCTCTCTTCATCAACTCACTTTAGAAGTAAGTTTTCGGCTTCATCGGGAAATAACTGTAATTGCCTTGTCTATAGCCAGTTCCACTACTGTTGAATTGATATGTAGCACCTGTTGTTACACTAGGAGTTGAAGAACTGGAGGAAGCACCTTGCTTTCCTGCGCTCTTAGGACTGTATAAACTACCTGCAAGGGATAACCCACTCATAAGCATATTATTCATAAGTGCACGCTTACCGGCTTTACGGTAATTGCGTGCATTTTGATTATAGATATCACGTTGATTAACAAGGTCAGTAGACTGCTGAAAAATATTCTCAACGCCTTGCCTTGAATTATAGCGTTCGATAGCAAGCTCTGTTTCCATATTATACGCACTGTCAGCTAAAGCGTTTGCCGCACTGCCTGAAGCTGTTATACCGGAAGCACCTATATTAGCCCTCTGCTGGCTTAACATAGCGTTCATACGACGGCGTTTGTTTTCTTCGTTGATAGTATTTGACTTAGACTGTTCTTCAGCCTGCGCCTGCAGTTTATCTGCGTTCTGATTCGCTATCTGAGCATTTACCTCTGCCTGTTGAGCGGCAGCGTTATATTGCTGCTGCTGCGCTCTGCCCGAAATAAAGCCACCCAAAAGAGTGGCGCCTATTGTTGCCGCTACGCCCATTATTCATCATCCTTTCTAAACTCAAAAAAGTGATGCGGCAGATTATAAACTCCATGTGGCGCTGGTTCATGTATTTCTGCGCCAAGCCATTTAAGCCAACGCATTATATTATCATTTCCAACGTTGACCCAGTTATATAACCTGTCATATCTCTTTAAAAGCCCTCTTACAGCCTTTTTAGTCTGCCTTCCGACAAATACCTTATGGTTCTCCGTTTCCTTCGTCATAAGCAGCCATACGCGACCCTCGTCGCTCATTATCGAAGCTTTTCTCACTCCATATACAGCAGCGGGTACGCCGTTGATATGCAGGCAGCCGATTTCATCACTGTGCTTCAATCCATCTAAAATATCATCAAGAGCGTTAGGACCAATAGCACAAAATAGTTCACTGTAATTATCTGGTTTAAGATTATCCGCTATATACTCAGCATCTGCCCTTGTGGGCTTTACAAATTCATACTTTGCCATAATACACCTTACCCTTCTATTTCCGGAATCAAAGATAATACAGTCATCGGCAGCGGATCAGGCTGTTTAATTATTATCTGCTGAGTTTCATCATAAGTAGCAGACTTGATCGTTACTTTAAACTTACCTGTTTGTAAATCAATCGGTTCCCCATAGTCTTCATTACTGCGCCATTTAAATTCATCTAACTCATTCTCCTTCATTCCAAACAATCCACCACGGCTATCTTTAAGTAATAATGTAACTGTAGCAATTCGTTTCTTCCGACTTAAATATGTGCCATCTTGAGCTGTAAAATCTATAGGCAGTGTTTTTATTTCCGCATCTATAGGCAGCCCTACATGGACCTTCTTGTATTTATTTCCAAGAAGAACCTTGCCGTTTTCTACAGTTTGCTGAGGAAGTACATTTCCATCTGCCAATATAGCCACAGTATAACCTTCTAAATGCTCAAGGCCTGATATTTCATCGGTCGGCTCTCCTTCATAGGTTATACCACTGTCTACGAAAAACTGATCCTCTACGTTAGTACTTTTATCACGGCTTTCCATTATTTCCACATAATACTGCCCGCCACGCTCAATTACTGCATATAACTTATCTTCTGTTGACCCTCCGATATTACATACACTAACAAACTTCCCGCCTGCCGTGGTATGCTGGTGCCATGCGTAGATATCCTGTTCCTTGATGTAGGTAAGCCCTAACAGCAAACCATCATCACGCACACACCAAACAATACTGTTAGGTATCTGTTGATAGGTCATAGATATTATTTTATGCCCTTCAAACAAGTGTGAAGCCAATAAATTTAAATCATCACCGGTATATTTATCAACATCATAGCTGTAAGCAAGGTCACGTATGATATTGCCCTGGTGCTGCACATAAATAATCCTGCTGCCGATAGTGACAGGATTAACATCTGACACACCCCTATATTCCTGCGGTTGACTTAAAACATTACTTCCTGTAATGGCTTTACCGCCGCCGCTTACTTTAAATTCTCCACCGGCTGTTAACAGCAGCATTTCACCAAAAGCTATAATTGCCTTAATGCCATTCATTTGTCCACCGTTTAAAGTAGCCGTAATTCCATCATCATCGGCAGATGGTATGCTTGTTCCAAAGTTATAATAGTCTCCTGTTTTACTTGTCCAGAATGTCTGCGGAAATCCTTTACTTCCCGCAAAGACTAACCGGTCTTCATAAAAGCCTGTTGCAGAAGGATACCCTTTTTCACCATTCCAAGCAGCAAAAGCAAAATCGCGGGTTTCGTCTGTAGAAGCTAACTGTTTTTTTACAGTCCCTTTCACTACTGTGGGACTAACATATTCAGTGATCAATACATGCCCCGTATAATCTCCCCCTATGCTTTGAATGGTTATATAGCCTCTCTGCTTCTCATTTTCACCGCTCCAAACGTCTTTATTAAATTCAGTAGAAGTAACTCTGTAACTGGCAATACTTTCAGACGTGTTCTCCTCAGTCAAGCTATAATTCTGGCTTCTGTTCCCACTCTGTGTTCTTACATTTACCCATTGCAAAGAAACAGGATCATATTTTTCCAAACTAAAATTACCATCCCAAAAACCAAAACTTTCTACATAGACATTGGATTTCGGTAATACGCTAACCTGCAGATTTCCGCCTGTACTGCTTGGTGTCCCTTTTTTGTAATCTGTTTCTAAAAAGTGAGTTAGAGCAAAAAGACTTCCTTCATCACTTTTAGCAAAAATATCATCAGAAGCCGTCAAGGTTATATCACCATATACATCAGATGCTTTTACTGTTGTGTTATCACCAATAGACGCACTATATAAAATTTCTACCCAACCATTACCACCGCTGCCTGCTGTTCCGCTCCAGCCAGTACCATTACCACCTGCACCGCCTACACCATAGGAAGTACCATTGGCACCATTGTGACCACCACTATAATAACCATCACTATCAATAGTATCAGGAGTAGCTTTTTCCCCGCCGCCGCCTCCTCGGGCTACTATTAATTTTCCAAAAGATGATGCCTCACCATCTTCGCCCGAAGTATGATTTAAGGAATTTTTACTGCCTCTCCCACCAGCGCCTCCAGAACCTACTATAACTTGATAATCACTATCACTAGTTACATTCAAACTTCCTATAAGTAACTCTCCATTGCCGCCATTACCACCATATAAATAAGAGCCAGTACTAAAATAATTTCCTCCGCCACCGCCACCGCCTGCACCAGCAATTTTATATTCTATAGAATCTATTCCTGCTGGAATATGAACAGTGTATGTTCCCGGAGTAGTCCATTGCTGCGTTTTTGTAACGATATAAGCACTATTAAAATTAGAAGCATCAAAAGGTCCACCTGTAATATCCATTGCCTCAAAGCGCCAATCTAAACTTCCATATCTTGTAAGTGTCATTGGTGCATGTGCAGGATGAACAATGAAAAGCACGTCAGCACTCTGTGTATATTTTATTTTTGCAGCATCTTCTAAATCTTTATCAGTAAAAAAGTTTTCTATGCTATATGGTGTGCCATCTTCTTTTACAACAATACCACCATCTGTATAAAACTGGCATCTGCCAGCAGTAATTTCAACAATATAATTTTGATCTGTGCTGTACATAAATGGTATTAGCACAGCCTTTTTATTATTATAAGTCTGCGCTATGAACTTAAAGCCTGGTCTATTAGCAGCGCCACCATAACGCAGAACGAAAAAATTTCTTAAAACAGCAGCTCCGCTGTCATATTTAGCAATATCAGTACGTCCATACATAGACGGCGACAATTCACCGCCGGCAAAACTTGATTTTAATTGATAGAGTGCCATAATTATGCCCCCGTAAATCTTGCTGCCGCTAATCTGTCAATGTGCGGATCCAGCAAATGTTCTTCATCAGCGTCAGTAGAACTGGCTTCTGCAAAATAAGCGTTATAAGCCTGAATACACATCTGCGTTAAATCCAATTTGCCAGTCAACGCATAAGCAATTTCTGCAGCGAGCTTCCATCCAAATGCCTCTACAAATTGAGCATCATATAAATCTGCGTCGGTAACATCTACAGTGTATTCAATCCAGGCATTGCCGATATTAGTATAAATAGCTTTCCCCTGTTTATCCGAAACGATTTTATATTGGTTATCCCTCGGCAGACCACAAAAATGCTCGTTATACATCATTCTCAGGCATACTGCATCAGCAGGATAACGATATGCATACTTCCAGTTAGGAGGCACATCTTGAAGAGCAGCTAACTGTACACTTCTTGTAGCAAATGTCCAGGGGAATTTCCTTAACACGGCCTGTCTAACATAGTCATAGCAGCGACGGCATACTCGTGCCGGCTCGCTGGCTTCGTCAAGTCGTTCTATTGTAGCTACGCCTATATGATTAAGTGCAATATTACAAATCTCAACCTTATCCATAATTTCACCTCTGTTATAAAGAAAGCCGGGGACATATGCCCCCGGCTGATTTAATCTTGCGCCAGTGCCACTAATTCATTAATAATAGCTTCCCTGGATTTCTGACTTGTTTTTATTCCCTGTTCTTTGGCCAATTCTTTTAAATCATTAAAGTTCATTACTTCATATTGGAGATAACGCGGATCGTCATTACCGGAAGATACTGCTGCTGGTCTATTAAGTTTCACAAAATGTTCAGGAACCTTAATATTATCTGCAAGCGTTACAATATCATCACGTCTATACATACGACCCAAAGTAAAACAATTACGCTTTACTTTGTAAGTAGCCATTATAAAGTTACCTGAATGCCGTCAGTCATATAAGCAAAGACCTTGCCGCCCACAGCCTCACTAGCTGTGTAAACCAATCTAATATAACGATTACCATATTTGATTGGAGAAAAGAATTGTGCCACAGTACAAGCCCTCGTTTGAATCAGAGAATCAGGTACACTTACCTCAACCTCATCAGCAGGACTATCAAACCCCTCAGTTGCAGCAGATTGTACTTTAACCTTAGTAATCTTGCCGGAAGTCATTGGTGTGGTCAGTTTTACGTCAAAGTACAGCGGATGCATAAACCCGCCTGTACTTCCTAAATCAATAACATTGCTGTTTGCGCTTGCGTCGGTAACGGCCTGATTCTCAGACAGCAATAATTGAGCATCAATACGTGCCATTTTATATTCCTCCTTTTTAAACAAGCTGAGATTCAGTATTCAGAATAGCTGCGCAACGCTGGAACGGAACGCCCCAGAAATTAACAACAGGTTTTCCTTCAACTGTATCAATAGCCAGCATAGTATTTTTGTCATTACGTGCAGCCTTAGCCATAAAAGCCTCAAACTGCTTATTGCAGAAGATCTGCAAATTGACATTATCAGGATTTTCAATCTGATAATAACCCTCGATCAATTTGTCGAAGATTGTAGTAGTAGCAGGATCTTTTAAATCAACATTGGCCAAACGCACAACATAACGAGGATCTTTAACTGCAAGGCCCATGGACCAATTATATTTATTGGTATGAGCAAAGAATACCTCACCTTTATCATTTGTTACTTTTTGTTTCCCCAAATATTCATGAGTAAAGCCTGCGGTGTCGCCTTCTGGGAACAAGCCGTATACCTGCTGCTCTCCAAAGCCTACAAACCATACAGAAGTCAGATTATCACCCTTGCCACCACAATCAATGATTTGGTCTGCCCAAATATCTTCCTGATTGGTCTTACTGTAAAAATAAGCGCCTAAACCAGTGAATCTTGCAGGGTTGATCTTCTCATCGCCATAGAAAAGCGTAGTCGCCATTTCTTGGTTCATTGCTTCAAGAAAAGCAGCATTCTCACTCATCATCCAAGAAGCCTGCATATTATTCTTTCGTGCAAGCTTTTCGTCGATTTCAGCCAGCGCTTCCATCTCGCCACAAGTAAAAGATACTTGCTTAGTTTTAGACTTGCTCGGCTTAGTCCCGCGGTTAATCATTCTCCACGCTACTTCCGGCAGAGAATAACGCAATGTAGCTTCCTCATAGTCCTTAGAGTTACACATTTTGAAGGGCATAATTTTTAAAATCTTATTTGTTTTGCTTTGCAGTTCAATAATTCTTTGATACTTTTTGTCGAACCCTTGACGAGACGCAAAGTCTTGAAGGGTTGCGAAACCTGTCAAATCTGGCATTATTTACCACTCCTTAATATTTTTATTTGAACCCGCCGCCGGGGAAAAACAGCTCGGCGTCGCCCAGTTCCTTAGATTTAGGTGCTTGCCCATCAGGCGGTTGGTCTTCCATAAGCAAGCCTCCAATGTTTTGCAGCATTTTTTGTATTGCCGGATGATTGGCTACACCTGTATTTACAAGTACCTGCATAGCCTCACCACCGCCAAAAGTATTAACAGCTAATTTAGCAGCAGCAATATTCTCACGAGAAATAAGCCCCTGCTTTTGACATTCAGCAGTCCAACCGTCTACAATTTCCTCCTGCTTATGCATAACGTCTAAAACTACTTTGCTATGCAAATCAATCAGCTTAGTAGCCTGCTCCTGAGTAAGCTTTGCATCTTTAGCAATCGCTGTAAAATCAGCTTCCAGTTCTGGCGAAAGCTCCAGCCCTTCCTGTAGGTTGAACTCATATTTGTCAGGAACAACAGGCTCTTGCACAGGATCATCAAATACATTTTTAGGTGTAGTTACAGGATCACCGTCACCTGCAGGCGTTGGCTCTCCACTCGGCTCACCTTCAGGAGCAGGTTCTATTACAAACGGGTCACCGGAAGGAGCAGGTTCACCGCCTCCACCAGCACCATCTGCTTCAAAAAACATTTGTGTAAACTTATTCATGTCTTACCTCCGCTATGTCGTTATCTACTTTAAAAAGGTCATCATCTTCTAAATCAGGAGGGTGTCTAGCGCTCTCTGCTTCATTACGCATCAGCATCTCTAAAGAATGCCCATCGTTCAGCATCCGGATATTCTTTAACAAATCAACGCCTACAGCACGTTTACCTGATAAGAAAGCATTGAAGTATGGCTCAGCTGAAAAAACCGCTGTTTCGACCTCTGTGCTTTCCAAAATGGCATAAATAAAACGCCGTCCGTTCTCGGTCCGCATAATAACGTCCAAGTCGTCCAGCGCTTGTTGTGCAAGCATATTCATTTTTTTGTTTTTCATTAAATCCCGCCTCCCAGCAATTGATCTAATGCATTGCCACCATTAGCAGGGGTTTCACTCATCAACCTGGCCGCATCAGCATAATCCCTAACAGCAGGCGCAGCAGCAGCCATCTGTTCAGCTTGCATTTGTTCCTGCTGTGCCTGAGCACGTTGTTTACGAAGTTCAGCTACTTCGTTTTCATCACGCACTATCTTTTCTTTGACGCCAGTAGATTCTGCGAAACCTCGTACAGCTTCATCAAGATTGATGATATCAAGCACTTCAGGCTGAGCAGCAGCAAGATTACCAACAAATCCAACCGTACGCTCAATAGCAGGTATTTCAACCATTTTCTGGGCTTGGGCCAAGATAGAAATAAAGGATACTTTTAATTCGCTTTTGTCAATTTCCTCCGGCATAGGCGGAAACAACCCATGTCTCAAACAAATATCAAAAGTGCGGAGCGTCATAGGTTCTAAAACCTCATTGTGCATTTGCTCAAGTACCGGGGACAACATCAGGAGCTTTTCTTCATGCCGCTCTGCAATCTCACGCGCAGTCATTTGAGGTCCGTCCTGAGATGTAATCATCATAAACAAATCATTATAGAACGTTTCAGATATCGACTGCCGTTTCTCCAGAGACAATGCTCCTATGCCTTCATAGGCCTTTGCTCTTGGGTCTACAAGTGGATAAGCCTGCTGTACAGTTCCATCAGGATAAAAATTTAGTCCTCCTGGCATTCTGTCAAGCTTCTTCATTGAAGCAGGAAATGCCATCGCCGGATCTGCAGCATTATCAATAGCCCTAAGTTTATTCTTCTCAATCTTCTGCAGCTGCATACAATCGCCCAAAGCATTATGTCCAGGTCCAGAGCCATATACACCATTTGCAATCAAGGTCCAGCGTGGCATGAGGAACGGGCATTCCCTAAAACCTGATATCTTCAGGAATTTGTCATTAGCACCTTTTTCATAGTGATATGAGCGCCAGGGGAAATTGCCTAAAGCCAATTTGTTAGGATCATAATCATCATTACGCTCTATAAGCATTTCAATATCAAAGTATGTTGTGATATTTCCGTTCTTATAAGCAGATTTCACGCTTTCCGATACGTTATCAATACCATATTCTTTAACGATTTGGTCTGCGCTTAACCTGAAGCGTCTAGCGAATGTATAAACTCTTCCCCTTGCATCTACACCGCCAGCATATTCACCGCAGGTGTACGGCCGCATCCATATGCCATAATTGTAGTCTTCCAGCATCAGAGAAGCCCCTGTACCAAATTGAGCCATTTCAGCCTCAATCTGCTGCAGCATATTATAAGCATTACTCTTAGAATAAATGCTGCTCATAATCTCCTGGCAATCATCTAACCACATCCTTACAGCGTGGTAATTAGCTTTTTCTTCATCTTGCAGACCAAGCTCAAACCAAGGCCTTGACGGCGATGTCAACCCGCTGTGGATACCAGCTGCACATTTACCAACTGCTTTTTGGGGATGCGGGTCTATAAGGTATTCATCACGTCTATGCCCTTCTGTGCTTTGGATATCTTCTTCAAACCTGCCCCTTGTCGGATTTATATACCGACTAAGCATCCTCCACGTTGGCTCATATTGGCTGCGCAATGTATAAAGCTGGGAGATAGTATGTTGTTTTCGTGTTAATTTATCGCTGTCACGCAGCATATCTTTGATATCCATAATCATTCTCCCAACAACATTTTCTTTACACTATCAGAGGTAAGCTGCCCACCAGTCTTATTGGTAAAGCTTCTGCCACGAGCTTTAGAGAGTTTTTCAAGCAGGCTTTGTTTCTCTCCCTCTGTCGCACTATCAATAGTGGCCGCTGCTGTACTGCCAGGTGCGCTTTGTTTTATAGGCTCAACACTGCCACCTCCACCGCCACCACCGTGTAACTGCATCATAATCTTATGCATAGTCTCACCTCCCTTCACATACCGGCAAACGGATCATAAACCCTTTGTCTATTATCAAATTGTGCTTCTGTTATCGCCTGTTCCCTGCTTACAACAGATTGAGCAAAAGTTAAAGCTAGTGCGTCTGCTCTATTAGGAGAGGGAACACCTCGCTTTTTCATAGCTTCTTTACTTTCAAGTTGTATTAACCCGCTAGTATTAGGTACTGTTTCAGGACCCATTAAATCATCCGCTAAAGTCTGGTCATCTTCTGGTATAACCCCGCCTTCTTTCAACCAATCTTTCATATTAGCCCACATCTCAGCACGTTTATTTTTGCAGTCTTGCCTGTTTGACTTCCCGCCAAAAGCAATCAGTGTCCACGATCTGCCCCATGCGTCACCAGCGCTCTTGATTCCTGTACCATATCCTAGATCAATAAACACCGCATCAGCCTTGTATTCGTCCTCGAATCTGGCTAATATGCCTGCTATTTCAATGTCGTTATCGTTCTTAGTAGTCGCAAACAGCTTTTTCGTGAATAGCCCTTGCCTAAGATAAATAACTGTTTCGTCTCCTCCTGTCCATGCAGGATCACAGGCTATAATCACAGGAGCAAATCTAAATTGCTTTTCTTGTAACGTCCTACGTCTTGCTTCATCAACTAAGGCGGTACTAATAAATTGTTTCTCACTAGCAGAAGGGAATTCGCCCTTCACGCGAATTTTAAAGAAGTCACTATCCTCGCCGTATTGCACCCGCCAACCCTCAAGTTCAGCCTTGTTACTTATCTTAACAGTTCGGCTATCAATTTGTTTACGGTTCCATAAACTTCTGTTTTTATGAAAGCAAGCATGAAAACGTCCACTACTCTGAGTAGGATTTCCAAACACACACCAAATGATTTCCGTATCAGCATCTGTCATTGCACCTTCAGCTACTTCCCAAATGATATCCGATATCTCAGAAGCTTCATCGAATATAACCAGAGTTCGCTTGCCTTGGTTATGTAAGCCCGCAAACGCTGCAGGATTACTATCATTCCATGGTATTGCATCTATACGCCATGTCTTTTCATGACCTTCTTGGTTAGAATAAATGCTTGTTGCTGAATAAGTGAATAAATCTCTTGCTACAAACAAGTAATACCATTTAGCTAACTCTGCCCAGGTTTTTGTTTTGAGTTGTGTATCTGTATTCGCCGTAACAACGCCCTTTGTATCTTCATGTGTCGATATAGCCCACAGAATAATCCATGCCACCATAGCAGACTTACCAATGCCATGTCCGGATGCAACGGCTTCACGGATAACCTGATCTGGCGTTTTTAATCCTTCTTTGATATCGTTCAGCAGTTCTATCTGCCATTCATCAGGTCCTTCTTTGTCTTCAAGTTGAGTATTCGGTTCTCCCCACGGGAATGCAAGCCGTACGAACTCCAAAGGATCTTTACTGACACTTCCAAGAAAGTCTGTTAATGCCTTTATATCCTTTTCTGATAAAGCAACTCTAGGCATCGCTATCACCCTTCTTACGACGACTAGCAATTAAACCAGCAATATCGCCTTCAAGATTTACATCTAGTTGTTCTTTAAACAGCATATAGCGCTTACCCAATAGTTCTGCTGCCTTAGTCCTATCACTTAGTCCAGCATCTAATCCAAACTGATCCTTTTCTTCTCCACGCATTACTCTTGTTAAATATTCAAGAACATCTTCAGCTGTAGCAATCTTATCACTATCAACTGCTGCCATTCGTGCATCTAAATATTGCTTCACCTTGTTATTCCTTAGCAGTTTACTAGCACTGGCCGCCGCTGAATTATCAGTCTTACACGTTGGATACGCTTTTTTGTATGCTTCAGTTTGATTACCGGTTTCTATAAAGTAATTAACAAAATTCTTCTGTGCTTGACTAATTTCATCCACTGTTATCACCTGCCTTTAACACATTCACCAAATAATACAGGATATCTATTTCTCTAAACGACCTTGCTACTTCTACTCTAACATTGGCACCTTTATTTCTCTTTCGTTCAGCTTTATCAGGATATTTCTCTTTATATTCATCCCAGGGCATTAGATGATCTAGTTTATACATAGTACAGACTTTAGAAAGTTTCTCGCTGTATACCTGTTCTCTTGAATATAGATAAATCATTCCTTTTAGCTCTAATGCCTTTGCTATCTTCTTTATCTTGCCGGTCAGATTTATCCTCATCTCTCCTCACCACCTTTGCAAATAAAAAAGCACCTAACCGAAGTTAAGTGCCTTTATATTAAGTTTTATGCTAAACTTTGATGTATATTACCGTTTTTTATCGGTTTTTTAACGCCGAATTATTTATGTAGATTAAATTGGCGGAAGGCACAGGACTTGAACCTGCAAGCCGATTGCTCGACTGACGCCTTAGCAGGGCGCTGCGTTACCGATTACGCCAACCTTCCGTATGGCGGAGCAGGTAGGATTCGAACCCACACAGCGTATCCCTACGCCCTATCAGTTTTCAAGACTGCTCTCTTAGCCGTTTGAGTACTGCTCCATTATTGCCGCTGTATTACCCCAACGGCAGGGCAGTGTCCAAGCGCTAAGCTTGAACGTTTCACCAAGCTTGTTGTAAGCCTACTTACTTATAATACTATTTTAACTCATCAGAACAGGTAATTTGTCGGATACATTTTAATTCTCAATAATTTTTTTTCGAGTGCTAAAATGACAGCATCGTTTAAAAACTCGTTGCGAAGCTCGTAGTAAGTATCTCTATTCATACCTTTTAGTCCAGCAATTACTCCTGGCGACTTATTATATTCATAACGCTGGAACATAGCATCTCCTGCTGCTTGTTTCTCATGAACCTTATATGTCTCAGCTATTACTTCAAGCCATGCTTCAGGATTTATTACTATAGTTTGATAAGGACCTTGTCCCCACGAAATCATCTTGATCGGTTCAATATTCTTTAGTGCAGATGTTTCTGTTGGATTACTGATAAAAGCATGACCTCCACCCACAGTATGCCCTTTCTTTGCAGTACGCTGCTCTCTTTCATCATCAACAGCTTTCTGAATATATTTCCTATTCAAAAAATACCACTCTGTATGCTTTCGTAACAGTTCTATTAGCATATCAGTCTCCTTCTAGCTTTTCTTTATAAAGTTCGATAGATTTATTGTAAAAATACTAAACCTTCTTAAAACTAATATAAACAAAAACGTTAATATCCAATGTTCATATACAAATTCAAATATCCATTTTATTAGATCAGGATAATTCATGTCTTCACTCCTTAATCATCACATATAGCTTTACCGTCCATAATAGCCCCACAGTTATAACAATAATGCTGTTCAGTAATATCCAACCCGCCGCCAAATACATCTGTTGCGGCATATGCGTTGCAATTAGAACAGTAGTAAGCACCGCCCCCGTCCCAACATCCTTGCTTACGTTCCTCTACTGCAGGAAAGGTCATTACAACACCAACGACTTTCATTAAACCTGCTTTCTGTCCTATAAAATATTCGTCATTGCCTGCATATATTTCATTTCCCATTCCCTCTAAATATTTCACCAAAGCATTTTTATCTATCAATTCCATATTATTCACCGTCCATTTTTGCGCCGCAGTTCGGGCAGTATTTTTTGACATCGCAAATAAATTCTAAAACATGATGGCACTCGGAACACTCAACATGCCATGCTTTTTTAGTAAGCCAATGCCCATGCTTACGTTCTTCTACAACTGGCATTGTATCAAGCCTATCAGCAGCACGCTGTTTCTTCCCAATGGTTTAAGTCTGTCTCAGAAATGAATTTACTGAATTCTGCACCAAATTTCATGTAAATATCGTTGTCAGATTTCAAATAAATCGTTATAGTATATGGCATTGTTCTTCACGCTCCTTACAGCAATACGCTTTCATCTACTCCACCGCCTTAGTCGCAGACATATTTTTTATTAACATACGCTTTGATATCTGCAGGATCAAATGCTCTGTCACATTTTGGGCAGCAGGGCAACATAGCATTATTACCCCGACCCATATTCTTTTCCATTTCTTTAAGTGCTACTCTGTATGGTTTATAGCTGTGGGCTATTTTCCAAAACCGTCTAGCACTTTCCATGTATCTACCCCATTCACGGTTTTGCCGTTCTTCAAAAATTGCGACCATGAGCATTGCTGCAAACGGATCTATAACTGCACCGCATCGGTCGCAAAATATGAGATGACTTTCTTCATCTATGCAAAGTTGTGGTTTGACATAATCAACACCATATTTATTATTTTCATAACATTTACAGGCCGAAAAAAACTTCTTTTTTGATACCATACCTACAAGACTTCTAATTTTCTCCACTACTCCACCGCCTTAAACTTCTCTAAAATCAATATCCGGGTACTTATAAAGCAGCATCTTCTTTTTGATCATATACACCTGTGTCCTCATGCCCTTGGTGTCAACATAATAAACGTGGCCGCTGGCTTCCGTAACTTTGAAATCAGCCTTGTAAATAATCGGCCTTATCTTTTTACCTGCGACCTCGTAACCAGGCTGTAAAACAAATTCAGGCTGTAATTCAATGCTTTTTACTGCACCGGTACGTTGCTGCCAAAGTAGGTCCTCATAATATTTTGCTTCTTTCCTACTATCAAAGCGAATCCCGTCAATCTCAGTTATTGCATTACCATATTTCAGCGCAGGTACAGCCCCAGGTAAATTCGCCGGCGCCGTTACGCTATCAGAACGAACTTTACTTACAAGGTGTGCCGGCAGTTCATTCCACTTCGTCATTTATTACTACAGCCGATAACATAATTTCTAGAGCTTTCTTCTCTCTCCGATACCGAGCCACTTTCCCGCCGAGCTGACTGTTTTTTCGGCGCAGTTGTTTGAGTTCCGTTAAAGCCTGCATAAGTACTGGCTTTAATACCGGTATATATTTATCCTCTGGCTCATCCTCAATCATTGCTAACATAGCTTTTATATCTAATGGTTTCACATTTTACCACTCCAAACTTATATTAAAAGGCCGCCCCCTACGGGCTAATCACCTCCGCAGGGGTATACTTCCCTTTATGCTTGTATATAGTTAGTATGCGCGGCCGTTTTAACTAAAATAAATTTGTCGGTCTCTCGGCTTCTGCTGCTATACCTTGCATAACATATAGTGCATTAGGTAGAGCTATTCCATTGCCCCACATCTTGTACTCTGCACTGTCCGTATGTAATTTGTTATACCAGGTAAGTATTTGTGCTTTTGTGTAGTCTTTAACGGCTTTGTTGTTGATTTTTGCGTAGGTATTACGTACTTCAAGCCAAAATTTATATTCTTCATCAGTGAAACTTTCTTTTTTGTCCAGATGTCCCCACAAATCAGGAAAGCCTTGAAGTCTTGCACATTCTGTAGGTGTTAAGCGGCGTACTATATAATGCACAGGCACCGCCACGGTTTTTTCTTTGCCGACAACGAACATATCTGTATAGGCATCTTGTCCGGTATAGCTACCAGGGTGACTGTTTGCCATGAGCGGACCAGTCGCTTTTTGATATGGGCATGGTTCTACAATAAGCCTTCCTTCTCCGACTTGTTGCTGTTGAACCCATTTATAGTCTGTTGCACAAAGACTCCCGACAACTTTTTGATAACATACAGCCGGCCGGTCTATAGTATTCAGTGTGTAGTACTCATTTTCTCGCCAGCCTTTGCCGTTACAGCCTGCCGTATCTGCTCGATCTATACCATTTCCTTGCAGACAGCAGACAATATAATTCCTGCTATCAGTACTAATAGTGTGGCAAGGATCTCCTGCTTGTGGATTTGTTTTGTTGAGCGGACTTGTTATATTTGCACCATCGTAAACAACTGCCTCACAACATAGAGCTGTATAATTCGTAATGCGGTTATTGTGGTCACCTGTTATCGTTGGTACAGTTTCACCGGCGCCGTTGCCTCTTGTATCGTAAACAAGAGTTTTTTTATTAATAACGTAAGGCGCATTTCCGTGCGCTTCGGCCCTTAAAGTAGGGCTTTTACCATCAGTGCAGACGCTGATTTGCTGACCGCCTTGGTCGTCTAAAATAATTTTCTCTACGATAGCAATACCGCCTTGATTTTTCGACGGGTCAGGATACCCTGTATCTAAAGTTTTAGCGATTTCAACAGCACGGCAACCGCTATGCGGATTTTTGCTTTTCATACTATTCGAGGACAAGCTATCAAAACTATATGCAGTTAAACATTTTCCCGCTCTATCGATGCCGTTTCCTTGATGGCAATATACGGCTACTGGTGCTAACACTGTCGGTATACAATCTCCGCCGCCAGAAGCCCGCAAAGTTTGTGCAAGTCCCGACAAAAACGATTGATTATACCTATCTACTCCGCCGATTGCTGTTCCAACGCTGTTTTTAGCACATCTGGCAGTTTCTTGCCCATGCGTTCCGCTCTGCGCAGAATTCCTTCGCAAGCCTTCTGGCTTAAGTAGTATTTCTCCGGCACGTTGTCCTCTAAAATCTGCGACAAGGTAGATTCGACGGCGACGCTGGGGTACTCCCCAGTATTGTGCATCAAAAACTCTGTACGCAAGGCTCCATCCGTTGCCACTGTAACAGTCTGCGTAAGGCCAGCCTGCTTTCGGAACGTCAGGCATAACGGCGTCCTTTTCTTTGACTCTAATAAATTCTTCAAGGACGGTTCTAAAATCTTCTCCTCGGTTACTGCTAAAGGCTCCGGGAACGTTTTCCCAAATAGCGTATCTTGGATAAACTCCATTTGTTGCTTCCCTCATTTCTTTGATAATTCTGATTGCTTCTAAGAATAAACCGCTTCTTGTTGTTTCATCATCGCCCATATCAGCGTGTTTCAACCCTGCTCTTTTTCCCGCTATCGACATATCTTGGCAAGGACTGCCGAATGTGATTATATCTACAGGCTCTATTTCTCCGCCCTTAACTTTGCTAACATCTCCCAAATGTTTCATTTTTGGGAAACGATTTTTAGTAACAGCTATCGGGTATGGCTCAACCTCTGCCGCATAAACAGGCTCTATCCCGCACAAGCTTGCTGCTAAAGGAAATCCTCCACTGCCATCAAATAAGCTCATTAGTTTCATATCAATCTCCTAAAATCCATTGTCCTCGCTACTTATGCTAACGCATTCCTTGTCCTTCAATCTTTTAAAGTTATTAAATATCTCCCGTGCTGTAACAGCCCGCATATCATCTGACCACATCAAGCAGTTCGGGCAAATATGCACCTCAAAATATCGACCTCTGGTTACATGACTACCCGCCGTTGTATCCTTATGGCATATATCGCAATTCATGATCTCACCTCAAAATGGTTCTGACTTATTAGTGTTCAGCTTGTCAATATCTTCTGGCGTAGAGTAGTACCCTCTTGCAAAATTTTTATTTATGACTTCTCGCTTAGCTTTGGCATAAGCCAAAAACGCCAAAGCATGCTTCTTCCGCAGCTGGTAAACAAACGTGTTACAACAAGCCTTAACGTCGATAATCTCCGTCATCAACGCTACCAGCTTATCTTCTGTCGGCACTTTTTTAAACTCTGTGTAAGCAGCTTCTACCTCAGCCAATTCTTCTTTGATTTTTGCAATCTGTTCTTCCGGTATTGCGTCCCTGAATTTATAACATGGTGTTGTTGCTTTAATTTTCATAGTTATCACTGCTCCTATAATCAAACTTTAAGTAAATCACCTTGACGACGTGCTGACCGTTTTGGTACTACATCAGGCACTAACGGATGATATTTATAACACCGCTCACGATCAGCAACCACATAAGTAAATCCGCTTTCTTTGTCTACTCTCAAAAACGGTTGATGTCCGCTGTATGGGCAATCAACAGTGTTAATACATTCAGCGCATTTTCGTTCGACGTCTGCGATAAAGCTGATATCGTTGTAATTACGCTTTATAAAGCTATCGTCAGCATCAGGAAAAATCCTCTTTGCTGCAGCTCTAACTTTCTCGCTTATTGGCTGCCGTAGTTCGCCAAATGTTTTACCGGCAGCAAGATCAGCAAACAACTTTTTAACAAACTCATTTGCCGCTTTAGAATTACGCTCAATAGCCTTCTTCTCTGCGCCGATTTTATTTTGTCGTAGGATTGATAAAGTATTATTAATATCTGCCCATGTTGGCCAATATTTATTATTATCAGCGATATAATCAACAGTATCGCCCCACATCTCAATGTCTGTGTATTTATAACGCTCCAGGGTTTGCCTTTCGATAGTTTTTTTTGCATCTTCGCTTCCCCAGTTTGGCTTTAATCCCGCCGCCTGCCACACTTCATAAGCTGCCGTTATCTCTCTAAGTTCCAACATATGGCATATCCCTCACTTCCTCCCAGTCCAGCCCCATAAAACAAGCCAGTCTGTATTTTCTTTTCTCTGGAGGTATCGCTGCCCAGCGCTCCTTATTTTTTGCAATCCATTCGTCTTTCTCCTGTGCTTCCCTGTCAGCAGCTTGCACTGCTTCAGACAATTTGATTTCATCCGTCCAGCGTTCATCCTGCAAAAAAGTATCAGGATCAGGTATGTACCTTCCGTTCTCCTCCTGCCACTGATTAGTTTTTTTGTATCGCTCAACAGCAGCATTAATCAATGCATACTGTTCTTCAGAGTGTACACGCATATTCATCCATGCTATTCTTGCAACAGGCTTTTTCCTTTTCGACGGATATAATTCCCAAAATCGCTCAAAGCCTTTTTCTTTATCTTCTTTAAGTTCTTTATATTCTTTACCTTCTTCTTTTATGTGTCGGTTATCTGTCGGTTGTCTGTCGGTTATCTCTTTGTTATTCTGTCGGTTATTCTGTCGGTTATCTTCTTCTTCGTTAGACTGATAAATCCGCCAGTTTACTATGGTTATAAGCTTTCCGCTCTTTGTTGACTTGCCTGTTAAGCTGACGGTTAAAAAATCGAGTTTTTCAAACCGCTCTAAAGCAGTCCTAATTTTCATTATTGTAATTTCAGACGAATTACATCTTTCTTTTATGGCTGGCGCACTTGCAATAAATTGACCAGGATTGAGCTTGATTTTTTCACCATAGTAATCCCATTCAGTCTCTTTCCAGTTCGCCATAGCCAGCAAGGTTATTAATATAACCCTCTGCTCATTTGAGCTGTTCAGCCATATTGGTTTATTTAATAGCTCCCTATAAAGCTTGAAATATCCACTCATGCCGTCATTCTCCGTTGTATTTTTTAGCTAGGTACGCTTTTACCCTTTTCCCCATCTTGACACCCTCAGCGGAATTGTGGCGCAGATAATGGCATTTATTACAAAGCATTGCCATATCTTCCAATCTATCCTGTCCGCCTTGTGACTTTAGCGGCTCATGGTGTGGCTTAACTCCAGGCTCAACAAAGCTGCTGCAGTTTACACACAAACAATCATCACGCCGGTATACTTCCTCGCAGAGTTTTTTAAGCGCTTTACCCTTAAGTCTTATCCTCTTTATTTTTGGAATCATCTTTAACGCCCCACTCCTTGATCAGCTCATCTAATTCTTCCTGCGGCCTTGTTTCTACACCAATATCTTTTGCCATAGATACCAAACAATCTATAAAACGGCTCATCTCTTTCGTGTCATAAGCACTGCTACCGTAATATACCCTTACATTGCTATAGCCTTTAATGTTCTGACATTCACTAACCAATTCAGCTATCCAGCCAACACCATTACTTTGCCAAATTTCAATAGTTCTGTTTACAGCGTCAGTTGGCACTGGCCATATTCTGCCGTAACCACATTCCCTGATTGCCTTCCTGTAAACATCTTCCTTGCTGTGAAAGCTCTCTTCTGACAGCTTTTCTGCTATCCTTTGGCATAATACCCAAGCGTATTTATTAGCGTCGTTAGAACGCCCTTTGCGCCATTGCTTGACCTCTACAACATACTGCTTTTCAGGATCGATTTTATTGATTTCTTCTTCCTCTGATAAAGGGACAGGTACTACTAAATTTATGTATCCCAACCCTTTTAATGTCTGTAACCCTTTAACTGTTAGCTTCATTTTGCTGCTGCCGCCTTAGCGTTTATCGCAGCTCTTATGGCCTCATGAGCATTCACATATTTATCGTCGTTTAAGAGTTTTTCAAGTACTTCAATTTTCAAAAACTCAACATCATGCCAATCACCATTTTTATCCTGGATTTGACACTGTACTCCGTTGATAAACCTTACCGATCCATTCTCACTAACTGATGTAATGTTAATCGGACTTTCTACAGGTTTTTTATCCTTTTTTTCTTGCCTTGCCATTGCTTTTTCTCCGTCATCATCTTCCTGCGCCAGACCAACCATCGCGGCAAGAGCATATCTTCTGCCGTAAGTAATTGCGCTGCCAATGGCTTGCGGATCTAATTTAGTGACAGTCATTGTTAGAGTGCTGGATATATACTGCCCGCTTGAATGTGCAAGCATCGTTGTAATGTTCAGTCTGCCGTTCTCATTGATTTCTTCCGGCATCTGGATAACTGATATTTCATTTGCAGTTAATGCTTCTCTGCACGTGTTCCAACATTCAGCCAGATCTGCATATTTACTTTTGAAAAACGGATTACTGCTGCTTTTCTTTGCCCCTTCGAGCTGCCCTTGTGCCTTTGCCAAAGCGGCAGCAAGTTCATTTACTTGCTCGCTCTTCAACATTGTTCTGACCTCCAATCTTCTATTCTATTTTCTATAGTATTGGCACTGTTATGAATCCATTTCAGCAATGTACTAACTTTGGCTTCATCACCGTCCAGATCATCCATTTCCTTCAGATTCTCTAAAATAACCTCTGCTTCATACCGAAGCGAATATACTAAATCATCAAAATTATCCATGCTTGCAATCCTCCAATTCTTTTGCTAAAATGAAGGTGGACGCTAAACTTCGTAAAATTTACAGTCCACCTGAGCTATCGAAGCTGCAACTTCGGTAGCTCTTTTCTTTTGCAATACAAATAATCTTCAGTAGGAACGTATTTAGACAAGACGATAACCGGAACTCCATTTTTATCACAAATATGATCACCTTCGCCAATAGGCAGACAATGATCACAATATTCACATTCTAACTTCTCATCTTCGCAGCTCATCTCAACACCCCTACTGTCACTACAGCAGCCATAATAGCAATGTATGTTCCGACAAATATTGCAGTAGTTGCTACGGTAAAATCTCTAATCATAAGCCTGCCACCTGCCCCATAGCGTAGCCTATGTCATATATCAGCTTAACTACTGTTGCTATAGCCAAAGCAGTTAAAGACCATACACAAGGCTGTTCCTTAATACTCTCTTTCATTACTACTGCTGTTCCTGCTACTTTTATTAATGCTTTCATCTGCTCTGCCTCATTTCTACTATTTCAGTTTCTTTTTTCATCTGCCTAACTATCTTTTGAACAGCGTCAGCTGTTACTCCTGACACTTTCAACAGACATTCTTGCAGTTCTGCTATTTCAGCGTTAGCGTTATCTAAGGCTTTTTGTAGCTGCATTACCTCTAATCGCTCTCGATTAGAAAGTTTCGGCTTACCGTACTGATCGGCATATCTCGTAACATCTGATATACGATACCGACCACGTACTACTGTTTTAATACCTGCACTAGCAAGCCATTCTTTTACTGTCCTAGCACTAACGCCCCACGCTTCAGACAGCTCTCTTATTCCAACGTGCGGACATTCTACAATCATTTAACAGCGCTCCTTTTTATTTACTTTTCTAAACTTTTATGGTAAAAAAATAGCGAGATATTTGCGATTCGCTTAGTCTCAAAAGTTTCATTGCTTTTGTTATTTCTGTATGTTTAAACTGTGTTCTACCAGTAAGTTTACTGTATAGCGAAGTCCTCGACATGCCTAGCTTCTCAGCAAATCTCTCTTTTGAATAAAATTTGTCTTTTATTTTTTCTTCCAAAAGCGAATAATCATAAACCATTTTATCACCGCCTTTCGTTTAGGTTTCTAAACTCATTATAACGAACTCCTAAAAGCTTGTCAATAGTTTTCTAAACAAAATTTGTTGCATTTTCTTAACTCAAATGTTATTATTGTACTTGGGGAAGGAGTTGAAGATATGGCAGAGTTTAAAGATAGATTGTTAGAAGCAATAAAAAGTTCTAATCTTAAACAAGCTGATATAGTAGAACGTACAGGAATTAATAAAGGATCTTTAAGCAGTTACTTAAGCGGAAAGTACAAACCCAAGCAAGATAATACTTATCGATTAGCCAAAATATTAGATGTCAACGAAGCATGGCTCATGGGGTTCGATGTAGATAAGGAACGTTGTAGTACTATTTATATCGATCAGGAAGATAACTATGTATTATCTGATCAGGAAAAAATTCTTATAGATAAGTTCCGCAAAATTGAAGATAATGATAGATATATTGTTATTGGCTTTATTGATGGACTGCTAACTGCAGAAACATCAAAAAATAAAAATGCAGTTTAGGAGCGTGATACTTTGTTATCCAGAACAATCAAGCTTATCGAATGCAACATGAAAGATTTTTCGCCTGGTGAGCTAAATCAAGTGATTGGTTATGTTTTAGGAATCAAGGAGCATCACATTATTACCCAGTGTCCCCGAAGAAAGGGGACGGACAAGATAATTCTATAAGGATCTTATCTTTCCCCGAGGCTAAATGAAATAAAAAAAGACCGCTACCAAACGCCCGGTAGCAGCCATAACAAAAATAAAATATTTACAACGGCAATGTTAGTATAATATAATCTAATTTCTTAAACAATAAATTTATTTTCATACTTAACACTTTAAAAACTTAAAATATAGGAGGTGAAAAAATGGAGTATAATTTCACTTTTAGAGAAAAAGATAAAGGATTTCAAGTAATATTATCCTATAAAGATAATCGTGGTTGTTGGAAGCAAAAATCAAAACAAGGATTTAAAACCAAAAGAGAAGCAAAAATAGCAGGCGATAAGTTACTAGAAGAAGTTAAAGCAAATGCGCCAATATATATGGACAATAGCACTGCAAGAATAACCTTTGGTGAATTTTCCGCAATGTATCTTAATGATATAAGAAGGAGCATAGCATACAACACTCTACTCGGATACCAGCACGCTATCAAAGCCTTTTCAGAACTAAAAGATATGCATCTGGTAGACATAACGCATAGCGACATACAATCAATATTTAACTCTTTACCAGTGAAAGCAAACACCGCCAATTTGTATCTCGTAAAACTAAAAACTATTTTTAAAAGAGCGGTATCTCCATACGAACTTATAACTAAAGATCCTACGATAGGGATACATCCGTTAAAAATAAAAGGCCAAAGAAAAATAAACGCCCTTTCCAAAGAACGTTTAGAAGCTGTTCTAGCACGTTTAAAATCCAAGAACTATACTTTATATACAGCGTGTTGTATCGCCGCTTTCGCAGGGCTTAGGGTTGGCGAGATAACAGGTTTGAAATGGTCTGATATTGATTTTAATGCAGGCACATTAAAAGTAGAGCGACAAATGGTTGCTACAAATAGAAATATTATGACCCTACAAGAATTAAAAAGCAATAACTCTTATCGAACTGTACCTATACCTATGCGATTACAAACGGTTTTAATTGAATACAAGAATAAATATCCTCGTCACATCAGCGATATGGTATTTTGGAATGTGACATATCACTCTATAAAAAGAGTTTCTCTTTACACAAAAGATAACACAAGTATTCATGACTTCAGACATACTTATGCTACAACATTACTTAGCAGTGGCTTTGATATTAAAACGGTCGCAGCATTGTTGGGAGATACAGTTGAAACAGTTTTAAAGGCATATGTACACTACACTGATGAAATGAGAGAAAATGCACAGAAGCGTCTCTCAAATTTTTTTTAGAAAATTTTTGACGAATTTTTGACGAATTTGTATAAATCCCGCTTTACAAGTCGTTCTTTGGCAATTATAATATTATATCATATAGTATACACTATTTAAATGATAATCGCTAGTATAAACATTATAAATGAGGGAGAATATGA